CGGATATCCGCAGGAGTGATCGTACGATCTCTCAGGAGCTCCTTTCAGAGTTCCAGAGAGTCTCACTCCTTCTCTTCGGGGATGTCATGGCCAGTGTCGATGGAGCCATCTACGATGGCGACATTGATCCACGTCATGGTCCCGGAGCTACGGCAGACGGACTCCGCGGAAACGCGAAGTTCGATCTTTCCGAGTGGACCCAACGTTTGGAAGACGTGTTCCCTTATGGGGATAACGCCATCCCGAACTGGCGATTTAATTATCGCCTGGATCCAGTGGATATCCGCGAACCCGGGAGAGAGCGACCTGTCAAGGTTACTCTCGTCCCTAAGACGCTCAAGACCCCACGTATCATCGCCATCGAACCTACCTGTATGCAGTTTATGCAGCAGGCGATCATGGAGAAGATCGTGAAATGTCTCGAGACCGATAATACGGTCTCGGGCATGGTCGGTTTCCAAGACCAAACTCCTAATCAGAGGATGGCTAAGGAGGGCTCCATAGGCGGTAGTCTCGCGACCATCGACCTTTCGGAAGCCTCTGACCGGGTCTCGAACCAGCATGTACGGGCTATGGTTGCTCCGTTCCCTTGGCTCGCCAAGGGGCTGGATGCCACCCGTTCCCGAAAGGCTGATGTACCTGGCAAAGGCGTTTACCGCCTTGCCAAGTTCGCATCTATGGGTTCCGCGCTGTGCTTTCCCATTGAAGCCATGGTTTTTGCAACCGTGGTTATCATGGGTATTCAACAGTCGCAGAGACGCCAGTTTACCAGAAAGGACATTCAGTCCTACTCTGGCAAAGTGCGTGTTTACGGAGACGATATTATCGTCCCCGTAGACAGTCTCAATCACGTCGTTGGGATGCTTGAGGCTTTTGGGCTCAAGGTCAATTACAACAAGACTTTTGGAACCGGGAAGTTCCGGGAGTCTTGTGGTAGGGATTACTATGCGGGGACTGATGTTACTCCAGTCAGAGTCCGACATGTGTTCCCTTCCCGACGTAAGAACGTGACAGAGGTGATTGCTGCCGTGTCTCTTCGGAACCGCCTGTACGAGGCGGGACTGTGGAAGACGGCGGTCTGGATGGACTCGTGGATCGACCCGCTTTTGGCGGGAAGATACCCATACGTTTCTCCAGACTCACCCGTTTTGGGGAAGGTCTCTTTCTTAGGGTATGACACCCAAAGACTGAGTCCTGACACTCACCAGCCCCAGGTAAAGGGCTGGACGGTGTTCTCCGTCATTCCTGACTCTACAGTCAGTGGTGAAGGAGCTCTCCTTAAGTGGTTCCTTAAACGCGGCGACGAGCCATTCGCCGACAGGAATCATCTGGAACGCTCTGGGCGTCCTAGGTCCGTCGACATCAGATCTAGGTGGGCGAACTCCCTTTAGGGAGTTCGTGGGTCACCCGACCCGAAGAGGAGCCAAAGCTCTTCTCTTTTGCTGCTCGTCAGCAAGGGGAGGTGCGCTGGCAGCGCATCTCCT